AACTTTGGTTTTGGTGGTAAATCTGCTCACGGAAAAAGAATGGTTATTAAAAAGAATAATCCCGAAAGAAGAAAAAATTTCAGAGCCAGAATGAGATGTGACAATCCGGGTCCTCGTTGGAAACCACGTTATTGGGCATGTCGTACTTGGTAATTAATAATAAATTATAGTAACCCCACATTCGGAGAGAAGTTGGTAGGATTTCTTTTGAGATTCATCCCACTTCTCTTTATTTTTTGTAGTACATATCTCTTTACAATAAACTTCTTTAATTCCCGAATTAACAATACCTCTAGCACAATCCATACAGGGTAGTCCTGATGTTAGGTAAATCTTAGAGTTTTTTAATGGAATACCCACACGAGCAGCATTATAAATTGCATTTCGTTCCGCATGTTCAAACCAGAAGTATTTTTCAGGTCTTTCCTGACGTTCTTTTAATGAGTCATCCATTCCCCTTGGAAATGAATTATAACCCGTAGAAAGTACCTCATTGTCTTCCCCAACGATTACCGCACCTATCTGTGTGAATTTGTCTTTGGATTTAAGTTTAACTTGTTCTGCAATCCCTAAAAAATATTCTTTCCAATCCATTACATTAATTTTTGATTTGATACATACCATATACGATTATCAGCATATCTGTTTAATCTTGATGCCTCTTTTTTGAATATTAAATTACCCATTTCAATCAGTTGTTTTTGATTTCTTATATCAATACCAACTAAAAAAGTATTCTTATCATTTTTCTCATATATCGTTTCCCTAACATACTTCCCATCATCATCCATTTTGAGATATTTTATAATCTCATCTTTCTTGTTTTTACATGAAATACCCCTTTCATCAATTAATTTCTGAAGGACATCCAACCTTAATTTTTCGTAGTCGATTTCTTCTTTCATAATACAAATATACATTTTATTTATTAGATTACCAAAAATAAAAAACCCCCGATTTCTCGAGGGTTTTTTTATAGATATTCATTAAGATTATCTTAAAGTGTCCAAACTGAATGTTTGAATTCCTTGTACATTGATAGTAGCGAAGTAACGGTTGTTTACCATTTTCTTTGCGTATCTTGTCATGATACCTTTGATAGGAGTCATGTTGAAAGGATTATACATAGTTGGAGTCAACTGTAGAGGTACATACGGTGCGTAGATGTAACCTGCGTCTAACAATGACTTTCCTTTGTGCCCAATCAAAATTTTGTTTGCTGGGAAGTAAGGGTCACGATAAACTTGGTAACGACCAGCCAAAGTACCTACTTTCTCAATACCCATGTTATACTGGTCTTGTTCAGCACCAGCGTTAGATACGTGGAAATACTCTAAATCATCGAATACTGCAGAAACTTCTGAAGAAACAACAATCCAGTTAGCACCACCTCTAAGGGTTGTTTTATGGATTTGAGCAGACAATTGGTTGATTTTAGTCACCAATGTTTGGTTCCAATCCTTTTGAGTGTAACCTTGTAAAGTTGCACCACTTGCTCCACCATATCTCCATTCGTTGTAATCCCACTTAAGGTTCCAAGCCGCACCTTTTCTAAGGTCACGTAAAATTTCACGGTCAACCTCAGCTGCGATTTGTTCAGACAATAAAGCCGTTAATTCAGCTTCAGCGTCGATGTTGTGGAATGCACTAACGTCTTGAGCCAATTCAGGAGACCAGCTAGCTCTTAATTTTCTTTCAGTTACAGAAACTGTTACTGAAGCTAAATCAAAAGAAACTTCACCGATTGCATCTTCAAATTCTAAAGTCTCATAGATTCTGAACGCTAAAGTGAAATCAGCTAATGCAGTTGTTCCATTAATAGTTCTGTTAGAGAAACCTGAAGTCGAAGAATATGTTTGTAAATCAACTTGAACGTAGATTGAACCATTTTCGTCACAGATATCATTGTAGTTACCTGTTGGATAAACTGTTCTTGATGATTTTGCACCATACTCAACGATACCTTTACCGTATTTCTGAGTTACGATATTGAATGGTAATGAAGTAGAACCTGAAAGTTTAACCTCAGCAGACGCTAAGAAATCTTCAGTATCCATTGGGTTACCATTTGGTCCGATTAATTTACCTTGACCATCTTTAGTGAAACCACTAAATTTAAGGATGATTGATGGATTACCTGAACCTGTAATCGCGTTAGGTGTTGTTGTTTCAGTCATAACTCCACTTGAAGGTGCAATCCATGCAGACGCAGCCAATGTAGTGGCAGAAAATGAACCTCTTGAATAATCGTACAAACCTTGTCCTGCGGCGTCACCACCTTCGTAGAAACGGTCATAAAGGTTAGTACCAGTATATCCAGTGTTAGGGTCAGTACCACCCGCACCACCTGGAATACCAAATGGTTTTAAGTGTCTACCATTATCATCTCTTTCCTGAATTTTAGGAATGAAATAGAATAATTTACCAATTGGTAAGTTCATAGCTTGTACAGACACGATGTCGTTAGCTAATAATTTAGAGAATACACGGCGAATGATAGGGAATACCACTGTCTCGAAAGAACCAGAAGCATCAGAAACTGCTGCTTCATTGATTAAATAAGACGCTTGGTTTTCATACAATTGCGCGATGTTATCTTTCATATGACCGTCTAGACCCTCTAGGAATCCAAGGTCATTCCATTTTTTGATGGTATCTTCTTTGATAACACGAAGGTGCTTAAGACCGATGTTACCAACCATACCTGAATCTAATAATGCTCCCATGATTAATATTTGTTTTTTTTTATTTATTGTTTATTATTTTATTTTTGACATCAAATCTTTCATTCTCTTGAATTGTGGATTTTCATATGCTTTCGCTTCTGATAACACTTCAGTAGATGAAGTAGATTTAGTCGTAGAGATTTTTTCAACAACAGACTCAGTAATAGGTTTTTTGTTTTCTAATTCGTTGTTGATTGTTTTGAACAAATTTTTAGATTCGTTCATTGTAGAAACTGAATCAAATCTCTTAAGAATATTCAATTTCTCTTGTTTTGTTGTTGAGTTTTCGGTAAATAAGCGAGTAGCATATGCAAGGTTTGCATTAAAAACGGCAACTTCATTAAGTTTTTCTTTGAAAAGAATTAATGCCTTTTTGTATTCAGCATTTTGTTTTCTCAATTTAGAAACTTCTTCGTTGATATCTCTTTTGTTTCCCGCAAAGTACTTTTTCTTACTGTCCAAACCACCGTGATAACCGTTACCCATTGTACGAGCAGATTCTTTAAATTCACCTTCTCCGTCTTCGGTTTCAAAATGACCTTCCTCAACATCACCTTCAATTGATGTTTCATCACCTGGAAGAGATTCTTCAGAACTATCACTCATGTCATCTAAGTCAATTTCGTAAATAGTTTCATCATTTTCTTCTTCACTTAATTCTTCAGAATTTGCATCAACTTCAGTTTCATCTTCTTCCATTGACCAATTTTCTTCAGACATTTCGTGTTCAGACGATTCATCATCAAGTTTAATGATATATTCGTCATCACCGGTGTTAAAATCGATTTCGTCTCCGTCTTTCTTAACTATGATACCATCTTCAGGTTTCATTGCCTTGAATACTTTTAAAACTTCATCGTGAGAAGCACCGGTCATGTCCATAACATCATCATCGCCAGAACTCATATCATCAGAATCAGTATCTACAGAATCCATTTCGTCATCTGTTTTTACATCATCATCAGCAGAATCCATTGAATCGATGTCTTTGTTAGGTTCGTTATCGAGGTCTGTTTCATCACCAGAATCTTCATCTGGCATATCTTCTGTTTCCTCTTCTTTAGGAGTGGTTTCCTCTTCATCAGGGTTAACTTCTTCCTCTTCTTCTAATGATTCTTTAAGCAAATCACTTAGTTCTTGTTTCATGGTTGAAGCAAGTATACCTTTTGCATTTTGCTTTACTGCTTCTTCAAGTGTTTGAACCTGAAGTAACGCTTGTTCTAAAATAGATTTTTGACTCATCTTTTTTTGTTTAGGTTTATTATCATATAAATACTATGATTTTATTAAAAATTTTGTTTTTAATATCTTTATCAGTATAAAATGACTATTTTCTTAAGAAATTGTCTAATTTACCCATCAACTTCGACATTCTTTCGTCTTTAACTGAACTATAATTGTTTTGTGGTTGTTGTTGTTCTGGTTTACGTTCTATCGATTCTTGATATTGGTCTCTTTCTGATGGGTCACTAAAAACATAAGCACCGGGTGTTGATGGAGACGATACCAAATCGTAACAAACTAATTCATAATCTTCCTGTACGATGTTTTCACCTTTAACATTCTTAAGTGAACCTACTCCCCTTGAAGATATACCAAGTGTTGCTCCGTTCATAAGTAACATAGCCGCTTGGTCTCCTTTAGTACTAACAATACCCATCTTCTTCCAACCCGGAGAAGTGAATAATTTAATTTTACCCATTAGAATTTTACCATCCCACCATGTCTCAAGGATTGAATGTGAAACCCTATCTAAATCAATAAGTGAAGAGGAAGGGTGATTTAACTCATTTAGAGCACCACCTTTTTTAATTACTGTTTGGTATTTTTCATTTTCCCTTTTGAGTATTTGTTCGGGATAAATTCTACCATTCTTATTTGGAGTGTCGTATTTTTGTAAAACAGCATAAAGGATAAGGTCTTGTGAAAAGTCCATATCCTTCATTTCTGAAATTATTTTTTTATTATCGTCTGGAGAAACGTGACCGGCATCGTATTCAATTAATATTCCGTGTCCAAGTTCTTTAGGTCCTAATATCTTCATTTATAGATTTTATCTCTATAAATACTTCAATATTTAGGTTATTTTTTTGTTTTGTAAAAATTGAATAATTTTTTGTTGGATAAACCGTTATCAATAATGGTTTCCATGATTTCCCTTATGTTATTTTTTGTTTCATTAGACTTAACATCAAATTTATTTTCAACGTATAATGTTATTTCCAAATTCATAAAAGATTTCTTTTCTTGTTTAATTCCTTTTGTCCTAATGTCTAAATCAACAATACATTGTGGTTTAAAATTATTGTTTCGTAAATTGTATACGATTTCTTTTATTCCTCTTCTTGATTTTGAAATTAAGTGTTCAAAATCTTCTTCTTCGTTTTCGGGTTGTACCCACGAATTAACCTTTAGATAAATTGTTTTAAGGTTTTTGAAATCTACTGTTCCATAACCGATTTTTACATTTTTGTAAATCCCTAAAGGAATATACTTTCCAATCTTCATTTTTTACATGTTATTATAATTTTATGGTGATATGTAAAATATACCTAAAAATATTTATAAAAACAAAATTTTTTTGTATATTTTTAAAATACTTATAAAATATGATAATAATCGACTTAAGCAAAGAAAAAAATTTAGAATCTGCGTTGAGAACTTATAAACATAAAGTTCAAAAAACTAAACAAATTCAAAAATTAAGAGAAAGAAAAGAACATGTAAAACCTTCTGTTAAAAAGAGGTCAGTAAAACTCAAAGCAATTTATGTTCAGAAAATTAAAAATGGTCTCGATTAATCAAGACCATTTTTTAGTTGAGTTAGTTTGTAGTAATTATATTTGTTTGAACCCATTTTAGAAACCTCATCCTTAACATCATTAAGTTTATTAACAACTTCATTATCATTAGATTCGGTCAAAAGAGTGTCTACTTTAGATAAAATAGATTCCTTTAATTTATTTGTTTTAATTTCAAGTTCTTCATTATTAATTGAAAGGATATCTTTTAATTCTTGTTTCTCTGATTCACTTAATGTGTTATCATAAACAACATTAAAGTTATTGGCAAGAACAGCATGAAGTAGATTTTCATTTTTTGAAAAATCCTCAACTTTAGTTTCGTTAACTTCTTTTTTTGTTCTTAAAAAACTCACTAATTTTTTTTTAGCAAGAACTTTCTTATCGATGTTTAATAAACTATCCTCTTCAGATAATAAATCTAATACATCATATATTTCATTATTTTCAATGTCAATGTCACCAAAAGATTCATTCATTTTTTTGATAAGACCTTTAAGGTTTTTACTTTTACCTTTTAATGCTGATGTTAATTCATCAACATAAAATTTAGCAGTGTCTTCGTCATCAAAATGTTTGTTTTCGATTTCCTCGTATAACAAATACATTTCTTTTAAATCTTTATCTTCTTTTAATGTATCCAATATTTCTTTAATATCAGATTTTTTATTTTTCATGTAAGACTCAGTTAATTTCTTTAACATTTTCGTCTTTAATCCGCCAAAATTTATCATTTTTAATCGTTTAAAATGTCTTTTAATTTATTTTCTATTTCATAAATATTCTGTTGTGCCTTATTCATATCAAATAATTCCTCAAATTTTTCATTTTCACCCAACATCCCTAATATTTTAGATTTTCTTGATTCACTTAACGGAGACTCTCCACCGCCACCACCTGATGAAGGGGGAGGAGGTGCGGATGAATCACCACCCATTCCACCACCGGATTCTGCAGGAGATGTTCCACCACCAGCATCGGCGGCGGCTCTTTCTTCTTCAGGGATACCATACTTAGAATCGACATCATCAAATACTCCTGAACGTTTAATGATATTTTGAGTATTTGTTAACTCAAATCCCATTGCTCTTTCAAGACGTTGTTGTTGTAAATCAAGAACAATCTCATTATCACTCATACCAAGGATATTTTTCTTAGCCCAAGTATGTGAAACAGGTAAAATACCTATTTGAGATTGGTCAGAAGTTGCGTCCTTGTACAATGTGATTTTTTCTTTCCATTGTTCAATCTTTAATAAATCAGATTGTGATGATGGGTTAGTTAATGATAATGAGAAATTATTTAACTCATCTTCCATCCCTAAAAGATAAAGATGTATTAAAGCAATTTTATTTAACTCTTGTATTAATGATTTTTGAATTCTATTAATTGTTCTAGCAAAACGAATATCCATTAGTGCGAGATTCTTACCATCACCAACAACTTCTTCAAAACCTAAAAACGCTTTAGGGATACGAAGAGCAGCTAACATTTTCTTTTGGATATATTCAATGTCGGCAATCTCACCTAAGTTTTGTGCTCCCGCCAATGTTTCAATTGGACTTGTTTGTGCAACATCACGAACAGGTATGAAATAATCTTGGTCAACGGCCATCTGATTAAATCTCATATCAACCTGACCATTCTTAGGGTCTGCAATTGGTTGTCTTTTAAATTTATTAGCAACACGTTGTACATAAGGTTCAATATCTTTATCATCCATGTTACCCACAAACACCTTAAATACACGTCTTTCAGGAGCTCTTGATGTTCTATAAATCAACATAGCATCTTCAGCCAAAAGAAGTTGTTTCCAAATTCTTCTAATCTTATCTAACATTGATGTACCATAAGGTAATTTCCTATCGTCACCAAGTATTCTAAAGTGACCGATTTCCCACGCTTGAAATTCCAAATCTTTATTTTTCCATTGGAATCTTAATTCTCTCGTTGGCATTTTTGTATCGGTACGTAAACCTGATGTCATTGAAGATGCTCCCTCAATTCTTTCTATTTCAATATTAGGAAGTTGTTGAACACCCACTATTCCTTTTTTAGGGTCTATTTTCAAATAGACAAAGTTATCACCATACTTACAAACACCTCTAGCCCACATTTGTAGATTCGTATTAACATCTAAAACATTATTAAACAAATCATCAAGAATACCTTTTATTCTTGTCGATTCAGAAAATATTGTTAATATCTCACCCTTTTCCGACATTGTTGTTGATTCCTCAGCATATATGTCTAATGCTGCAGATATCTCGGGGGTAAATTCCATACTTTCATAATCATAATATGCTGATAACCTATT